TATAATTTATGTTCTTTACACAGTTCTAATGCTTCTAATATTGTTTTCATTAATTTGGTTCGTTTAATAGTTCAAATGATGTTTCACCAGATTGTAGCTTAGTGGTCATTTTATTAATAGTATAGGTTCTTGTTCCAATAATAATTAAATCATCTAAGGTTAGATTTATTAACACCCTTAGCGGTAGTATTGCTTCAAACTTAAATATTCTTGTTCTGCTATTAAACACTCTTGTTATATAGTTTTCGTAATAGGTTTGAAATAAACTATTATTAACTCCACCATAATCTGTAAATGTAAAAGTATTTATTTCGCTTCCAAAATTTAAATTATGTGTAGGTGCTGTTGTAGATGTTCCAAGTTCATTACATACGCTAGGAATCCAGTAAGTAGGTAAACTGTAATTGTCTGCAGGTTCTGGTAAACTACCATCTTCTTTTCTATAAGTATTTACAAAATTTATAACTGTTCCTTCATTTGGTTGCTGAAATATGCCATAGAACATTAAAGGAGCACCAATAGAAGGTTTTAATTCTGTATCCATAAATGTTCCTACTTGAACATCAGTAGCAGTTTGATTTGCTACATTAAATAATCTTTCAAAAATCATTTGTTCAAAAGGTAATTTTATTTGGTAAACATTCTTTTTACTTGCTCCAGATAAGAAACTTAATTTTCCGTATTCTTTATTATTAACTAAAAAAAACTGTTCTGCTAATATACTTTTTGGTTTAGTATATTCAAAATCAACTTCGCTAAATGGTATTGATTCGCCTATTGTATGTTGGTCTGTTTTTACATATTTAGTTATATCAAAAGATTCTCCTCCAGCATAGTAAGTGTCTAATGGTTCAACTATTATTTGCCCTTCATAACTTAAATAAGCAATTAAATTAAATTGTCTAAATAAACCATTTAAAAAATCTTTTACTTTTAATTTAGGCATTTGGTCAGTTATTGTAACAAACTGTGTATTTATAGATTGATATGCTAAATTTGAAAATGAACCATTATAATTAGTAGTAGTAGTTTGCCCAAAAGTTGGAGAGTTTGGATTGCTATCTGTGTCTGTATATACTCTTGTTATTGTGTAACTAACACCTACAGTTAAATTGTCATCTGTAGTAATCCTAACTGCAAATTGGTTAGGAACAAAATTATTAGCAGCACTAAATAAATATAAATCCATTACGTTTAAAGGATTTCCAGTAGGATTAAAACCATTATTTAAATTATCTTTAAACATTGTTACAGATAAAGAACTTACTCCTTGATTTTTTTCGCTACGCGCGAATACTTCCATATTATTTAATCGTATAATTTCAATCGTGTAAAATACGTTAGGATTAGATGCAGCATCTGTATTTACAGTAAATACTGTATTTTCAAAATCTTTTGTTAAATCAGATAAAAAATTAAAAACAGAATTTTACAAATCAAAGTAACCTCTAAACTGGTCATTTTGTGTAGCTTGATTAGGAAAAGATGTGTCAATGTAAGTTGGGTCTGTCATTGCTGTACAAGAAGGCGTAGTTGATGCAGAACAACTAGAAGCAATATTATTAAACACTTGACTTTTACTTAATATCATTTTGCCTTTCTCCCTATGTAACCACATATAAAGATTTGTTAATGCAGCAGAATCAAAAAATTCTCCAGTTTTAAAAATTATATTATATTGGTTTTCAATAGCTTTTAATATTAATCTTATTGTTATGGCTGGTTTTAAATCTTCTGGAAGAACCCCTCTTTTGGTATGGTTACCAGCATTATTTGCTATATTAACTGGATTGGTTGTGTTTGATGTATCATATATGTAAGACAATGAATGAGCTATTAAAGGATATATTATTGCATCGTTATAAACAACTCCATCTGCTGTAATATTTAAACCAAATTGTAATCCAGCTTTAACATTATTATTTTCATCATAAACAATAGAATGATTAAATTTATTTAACCATACTAAGTCACTAAGCTGGTCTTCATTTATAGCATTTTTAAAATTAGTTGTTTCTCCAAAAAAAGTAACCTTATACATTATAGGTTTGTTGTCTTTCATTACAACCTCATTAAGTTGTATTTCACCTTTTTTAAATTCAAAATGATTTAATTCAATTTTAGCAGTTGAAAATATTTGATTATTAAATCCGTTTACATCTGGATTAAACCAGTATTTAAAAAGTTTGTTATTAGTTTTTGATGCTGGTAAATTAAAGGTTTTACTATAATCAGTAAATAGCTTTTCAATATCTTTTACATCTTGTATAACTTGAGTTAATGTAATAAGTTCTTCTTCCATTAAATCAACTCTAACAAAATCTTGTGTAGCTACAGAGCCAACTATTTGAGGTTGTATGTATAGAATTACTTTTTGCATTTATCTAATATTGTTTACTATGCTAAATGACTTTTCAAAACTCATTGTGTAATTAATCATTTTATCATTTAATCCTGTTTTTTTAGTAAATGAACTTTCTTTTAAATTAACTGGATATACAATGTTTTGACTTCCAAATGCAGTTCCAGAATCCTCAACAAGCCATACATACTCACTAACCATTAATTCTTGAAAACTTGGATTTATTAATTCATTTACAAAACCAGTATTTAAATTTATAGTTTCAGTTCCATTTGAATTAAATGTTTTCTTTACGTGGTCTGTTGTACTATAAGTATTAAAAGTATTGTTAACAGTACAATCTCCTTCTATTATTGAATAAGAAACTTTATTAGCATAAAAAATACTTGCATTAAAATTTTCTCTTGTAGTGTTTAAACTTTCTGTTGATTTTTTAAAAAAGAATAAATCTTGTAAAACCCCCCATCTATTTGTAAAAACTATTTTAAAAGGAGAATATTTACATTCATCTATTAACTCAACTTTTATTGTTCTGATAGTTTCATCTCCATAATTAATTTCTATTTCATCAATTTGTTGTGATGCTGTATTAAAAAATAAATATTTAATTTTAAGTTTTGAATCGGTACTATCTGGTGTATTTACACTTGATATTGTTACTCCATTAAGTTTATATGTAACTGAATTTACATTTTCAACATTAACTGGCAAATAAAGTAAATCACCTTTATTATGTTGTATATAATTTGATGTTATTAAGGCGTTTTGTTGTGTTGTATAATTAACACCTTCTTTAAATGTATTGTAACCTTCTTGAGCTAAATAAACTGTTGATGTGGCTGAACCTATAATAGTTCCAGAAGATGTTCTTGCTGATGTTGTAACAGTAACCCAAACAGATTGATTTTGTCCAGCTACAGTATATCCTCCAGTTGTATTACTATTAAATTTTTGTTCTATAAAATCATTTACAATTTCGCTAATATCAAATGAAACTGAGTTCTCTGCTCCTATTGGTTTTTTATTTAATGTAAAGTTTCCTAAATTTGCTGGGCAACTAAGAACACCTACAACTCCTTGTTTAATACTTATTACTATTTCAAAATAACTTAATGTTGATGCTGTTACTTCTGGTGTTCTTATAAAGTAAGGACTTCTTGTTCTTATTATTGTACTCATTCTATTTCTAAATTATCGTTTAAAAAACCATCTAACATATCATCCTCAAATAATGGTAATGCATCTTCAAATGGTTTTGTGAAAAACATACTTGCTCTAATTCCTTTTCTAAATATACTGTTTGCTAATATAAAATTTAATGACTTTCTTTTGATAAATTTACCTTTACTATCTCTTGGTGCTATTCCAGATTTAACACTCCACTTATCAAACACAGAACTTGGTGGTCTTTTATTAGTGTACTTAAATGGACTTGCTGAACTTTCTGGATATGTAGATTTAGAACCTTTTACTCCTTTATCTAAAAATTCTCCATACTTTTCACTAAGAAAAGAAACTTTATCATCCTTAATAGTGTATTCAATACTTTTGGATAATGCACCAGATTTATTATGTGAACCATACTTGCCACCTTTTTCAAGATTTTCTCTTGATTTTTTAACAACAAACTTTGCATATTTTTCTAATGCTTTTCTAAATTCACTCATTAGCAATAAGTCATTTCATCTTTAGTACCAACATCAAAAGACACCGCCCAGCCAGCTAACATATTATCAAATCTTTCTGTGAATGGTTCGCAACTTGCTGTATTAATTAATTCAAATTTATCTCTGTATAAATCGCTTTTTTGCAATACTCTCATAACTCTTGTAGCTAATGCTAACTGAGTGTTTAATATATCTTGTCTATTGTCATTACCTCTATATAAATCTGTAACTTGTTCGTTGCTAATATCTACCAAGTCCATAAAAAATATAGTCATATTAAAAGTTACATAGTTGTTGTTTATTGTAGCATTATTTATCATTACGTGTGCTAATGGAAATAAAGATTGTTTTTTTAAATCTATATCTGCTATATCTCCAAATGTAATTTCGTGGTTAAAAGGTTCTGCTGTAACAACTTCTTTTACTTTATCTATTATAATATAAAAACTATTCATATTGCTTTCATATAAGTTGGTGTATGTTCTCCTAAATCTTGTTCAACAAATTCTTCTAAATTATCTATTGCATAATCAAAATCTAAATTTTCTCTTTGTATTAATATATCTAAACAAATCCAGTAATCGTATATTGCTTTTATTGGCTTTCTTACTGTAACCCCTAAAAACGCATCTTCAAATCCATCTACCAGAATTATATGATTATTTTCATTTAATAAATCACGTTCTGTAAGTTCTTCTAATATATCATCTTTTGTCATCTTCTATTTGCTTTTAATATATGTTGTTCTAATTGGTATTTATCTTTTTCAAAGGCCAAGTGCATTAAACAGGTATGGAGTTTTGTTTTGGTGATTTCATCGTATTTAAGAATGTTTCCATTAGTGAGGCCATAGATGGATTGATACCAACCCCATTTTGCAGAGAATCCTGCAGATGCTGTGGTAGATCTACCTCCTCCTGAGTCGCTAAATAATTCAGTATATGATCCTGTAATTCGTTCCTTAAATTGTAAAAAAAAACAAGCGAACCAAATACTATATCTAATGTTGTGTTTGTCATATCGTATTTATCAGAGCTTTCATAGTCCTCAACTAAATACTTTTCTTTTTTACTAAATGTAATTGGTCTAAATAAAACACCTATTGCTTTGTGCATTAATTCCCAATCTGCAAGGTATGTATCTAAATCAACATATTCCCCAAAAGTCATATCATCCAGTTTAGGTATGAATCCAAACTCTTTATTATCTAAAGTAAATCTATCAATAAATTTAGGTTCTTGTTGAAATAGCTTTGTAATGTCCTCGCATATTTGGTTTATATCAGTAGCTTTAATTTGTAAAACACTTTTTAAAGGTATATTACAAAAAATCTCAATCATCTTTTGCTGCAAGAAATTATCCATTTCTTTACCATCTGATATTTTTAGCCACTTTTGGTATTGCTTTAAAGTAACTTCATTTAATGATTCTGGAATATTAATTGTGATATTCATATACTATAAACGTTTTAATTGGTTAATCGTTATATACAAATATAAAAAAAAGTAGGTAACGCTCTTTTGCCGACTACCTACTTTTACCCAAAACATATACTTAGTGCGTAAATTTTTATACATTAAGTTTATATTCAAATATAATAAAAAAAAGCTACCTATTACAGTAGCTCTTAAATTTCTGAGGACTTACGCTAACATACATCGGCTGCCTCTTGATATTTTTATTTTAGTTTAATTGATTCTAATATTGATTCTTGTGGATTTAAATTTAATCCTTGATGTAAAACAATATATGCAAATTGCATTTCATCTTTAGTTGGTCTTACTGTTACTGCTTTTAGTGCTTCTAATATAAATTCCTGATACTTCATTTTGTTTTGGTTTTTTTAATTACAATGCTAATATATAAATATATTTATAAACTACAAAACTTTTTTAAACTTTTTTTTATTTCTCTTATATATCTTATCTTTTCTTATCTTATGTAAATGCTTGAGGGGGGCTTAAGCAACGCTTTAATAAATGTGGTATTCACCTAAACTTGGATTCTGTAATTGATAGCTAACTGCATACCTCAACGCATCAATAGCGTGGTTAAAATTATCTACTGGTGTTTGTGATTTCTTTTCTAACCAACAATAATTATTTAACTCTTTAATTAATTCTGTACTATCTTCAGTTATTACTAAATCATAATCTTGCAGTAAACTAATTCCAAAGGTAATACTTCCTTGTCCTTTAATTGCTGGCACAACATTGCAATCTCTACTTAGTTCTGTTATTAATCTTGGTTCTGCTGAATCACCTACTATTAAATTATTAGCTGCAAACTTCTTGTTAAGTTGTAATATCTCACTTGTAGTTAATTTAGTTTGGTAGAAGCATAGTTGTATATAGATAACTTTATTTTCTTTATCTATACTTGTTTTAACTAATGTTGAGGGGTCATTGCTAAATCCATAATCTTGACCATAAACAACTTTACCTACTTGTTTAAATTCTCCAATACTCCAATCAGTAAATATAACACCTTCTGCTTTATCTAGCCAACTACCTTCTATTGTATGCTTGTATCTATTAGGCCTTCTAACCTTCATTGTTTCAATCTGCTTAATATAGCTTTCTGAAAGGTTATTTATATTATCTAAATATGTTGTGTGTATATAAGTAGTATCTTCTTTAGTTATATTACTACCAGCAGCAACACCTCTATCTTCAAACCATCTCTTATAAATGAAATGTTCTTTAGTTGTAGGATTTAATATTAATATAACTCGATTCTCTTGTATTTTATTTCTTACAGATAAATCTATTTTATCAAATATATCTTCATCATTTAATTCTTCTGCCTCATCCATTACCCAAGTAGTAATGCCTTGCAAAGATTTAAGATTTGCTGTTTGGTCGCCAGAGCTTGTTTTAATACCTCTAAATATTATCTTACTACCATTGCCTTTATTTATTATTTCATCCTTTGTTATTTTGAATTGGTCAATAACTCCAAGCAGTTCTAACTTTTCTATAAACTCAGGTATGATAGATATACCAGCAGCTCTTAGCGTATATCTTGTAAATAATATTGTGTGTCCAGCTTGATAAGTTAATAGTAGTAGAACAGAGTTAACAGCAAATGATTTACCAGAACCACGACCACCAGTCACAATAAAGTATCTAGCAAATGATTCATCTAAAACTAAATACTTTTTATTGAGCTTTAATCCTTGCAATGATATTTCTAAAATCGTGGTTTACTTCTTCTGTAGTATTTAAATCAACAGTATCTTTTAAGTTACCATACAAATTATTATATATAGCGTTAAAAGCATTTACATCACCTTTATCAATAGCTTTATTAACTAATGCCTCAACCATTAAATACTCTTTACTTTGCCATTCTGCTTTACCATCTACATCAACTTTCTTAACCATTAAGCTAAGTATCTCTTTGATAATTGTGCTTCTATTTTTAGCACCTTTTGGTTTGCCTTTTGGATTTCCTGATTTACCTTTTGTC